TAAACCAAGATTGTCTGCACCTTCTTCAACTAAATTAGAATTTTTTCAATTAGTTCCAGCAACTGGTGAAGGTAATAATATAGCACCAGATTATGATTATGCATTAAACATTAAAGCCGGAACAAGAGTAGAAACTTCAGACGGAGTGGTATTTAGAACAATTGAAGATTGTGATATGAGATATGAATCATCAAGGTCACCAAGAGAAGTTGAAATTTTTGAAAGAGATTCAAGTAGTGATACACCAACTTATTATTACATTAGAAAAGAAGTAAGAGCACAAAGTGGTAATATAACTGACGAAGATTTTACTTTTGGTGGAGCAAAAAAATATGATAAAGTTCTATTATCAAATTCAAATGTAATAGATATTATTAGTTGTACAGATTCAGATGGAAATACTTGGTATGAAGTTGATTCATTAGCTCAAGATACGGTGTTTGATGAATATGAAAACAATTCAGACAATGACCCAGAATTATCACAATATTCGTCAGAAGTTCCTTACATATTGAGATTAAAAAGAGTTTCAAAAAGATTTACAACATTTAGAAGACCAGACGGAAAAACAGAATTAAGATTTGGTGCTGGTATTTCAGATAATGCTGACGAGGAAATTATACCAAATCCAAATAATGTTGGTTCAAACTTACCTGGTTCACCTTCAAAATTATATGAGACATTTGACCCAAGTAATTTCTTAAAAACAAAAACTTACGGACAAGCTCCTTCCAATACAACACTAACAATTAATTATCAATATGGTGGTGGAGCACAAGATAATGTAGCGGCTGGTAGAATTAATAAAATTACCGGTATCACATTTGAAATAGACGAATCAAACTTAACACCATCAGTTGTTAACTTTGCTAAAACATCAGTAAGAGCTTCTAACATTGAAGCATCAAGTGGTGGTATGGGAGCAGAAAGTGTTGAAGAATTAAGAGAAAACATTAAAGCATATTTCCAATCACAAAATCGTGCTGTTACAAAAGATGATTATATTGTTAGAACTTATGCATTACCTGACAAATATGGAAACATTGCAAAAGCATATATTACACAAGACACGATAGTAGATGAAAATCAAGATGACCCACAACCAAATCCATTAGCATTAAATCTATACATTTTAGGATTAAATACAAACAATCATCTTGTAAATGTAAATGATGCAGTAAAAGAAAATTTAAAAACTTATTTAACAAGATTTAGACCAGTAACTGATGCTGTTAATATTAAAAATGCTTATGTAATAAACATAGGTGTTGATTGTACTATATTAACAAAAAATGGATATGACCAACAACTAGTTATTACAAATGTTAATCAACGAATAGCAGAATATTTTGATGTAGATAGATGGCAAATAAATCAACCAATCATATTATCAGAATTACAAAATGCTATAACAAGTGATGTTGAGGGTGTTTTATCGGTTACAGATATTACAATAACAAATCAAGATACTTACTCATCTACAGCAGGTTATAGTGGTAATAGATACAATATTGCATCTGCTTTAAAAAGTGGTATTGTATATCCAGCAAAAGACCCAAGTATATTTGAAGTTAAGTTTCCAAATAACGACATATCAACAGCGGTTGACGGAGGAGAAGGATAATGCATTTATTTGAATTTGCAGAAAAAGACGCAACACTTTACGAAGGTAGTGCTACTCAAAGTAGAAATACTGGGTTAGATGAAATATTAGAGGTTCGTAAAGATATGAACGCCGATGGTTCAGTCGTAAATGTATCTAGAGCACTTATAAAATTTAACCTAACTAATATATCAGAATCAATTGTAGCAGGAACTATCCCTGAGAACGCAAGATATTATTTAAATTTATATGATGCCAATTCAAAAGAATTAACAACAAGTCAATCATTATTTGCGTATCCAGTTAGTCAATCTTGGGTTCAAGGTGATGGTAGGTTCTTTGACCAACCAGCAACTACTGAGGGTTGTTCTTGGAGATATCGTGACGGAGAAACAACCGGAACACAATGGGTAAGTGGTTCAAATAATACTGGTGGAACTTGGTTTAACCAATATGAAGCATCTCAATCATTTAATCACGAAACAACTGATATGAGAATGGATGTAACCGATATCACTAAACTATGGTTGAGTGGTTCTATTGCTAATGAAGGGTTTATGGTAAAACGCTCAGGTAGTGTTGGTAACACTTCATCATCATTGGACGAGGGAAGTACCGATAGTCTTGGACATTTCGCATTCTTCTCAAGAGATACACATACAGTTTATCCACCAAAGTTAGAAGTAGAATATGATGATTCTTCTTTTAATACGGGTTCATTATCTACATTAAGTTCAGACGATATTGACGAAGTTATGATTTATATGAAAGGTTTACGACCAGAATATAAAGAAAAATCAAAAGTTAAATTTAGAGTATATGGTCGTGAAAGATTTCCAACAAGAACTTATTCAACAAGTTTTCAGATTAGATTTAAATGCGTTTCAACCAGAAAGACACTATCGTTTTCTTTACAAAGTAGTAAGTGGTAGTGGAAATACAAGAACAGAAAACATTATAGATAACGACCACATATTTAAAATAACGAGGTAAACAAATGCCTTTCACAGAACAAGAACTACAAGACTATCAGTTTTATCTACAACTAAAAGAAGAACGAGATACGAGATATGAAGACTTTTATACAAAAGCCAAATCTGAATCAGATTCCGATACAAGAAATCATTTATTAGTAAAAGATACCAATACATTGTATAGTTTTGAAGATATTGAAGAAGAAAGAAGAAAAGAAGCACCATTTGGTAGAATTGGTAGAGATGATGACAATCATTATGTCCACAAAGTAAATAGATATCCTACATTTGAAAAGGGAGAAAAATTAGAAAAAGTAATTGATACAGAAATCAATAGTTTAATTCCATTAGCTCCAAGTTTACCTACAATTAGATTACACAACTCACCAAACAATAATGTTTTATCACCACAAAAAGACGGAGTAGAATTTACATTATTATCACCTTCAAGAGAAGAACCCAATGTTAGAACAAACGGGTATACAATTGATTTAGTTAACGGAGATATAGTTGGTTATTTTGATTGGAACGATAATGAAGGTCTTGGTTTAAATTTGTGGTATTTAGAAGAAAATAGAAAACGAAGATTTCCTACAATGAGAATTTTTAAATCTTATGTTGGAACTTTTATCAGTAGATATTATGAACAAGAAATTATAATTGCACATCAAGGAGACTTAGAAAATATTTTAAACGGAAAACCAATGCAGTTTAATGTAAGTTAATTATTATGACATTAGAATTATCAAGATTAAAACCAAACGACTACGAAATTTTAGATTCAGGTGCTTACAGAATACCTGGTAAAGTAGTTGGTGTCGACTCACCAGAATTTGGAGATGCCGCTACAGACTATATTGAAATGGTTATATCAACACCAACTGGTGTTTTTTTAGATTCGTTTGTTATTGCTAGAGGTGATGAATGCACTCAATACAAAACTTTAGATGAAAACAACCAAGATATTTTCAGTATAAATCCTGGAGTTTTTATGAGAGAAAAAGGATATTTTTCCGGAGAATACAATATTGAATTTAATTTTTTACGAGAAGTAGCCGGTTCAGAACAAGGTGTGTTGGTTGATAGAGAAAACAAAATATACAACGGAACTTATTTTGTAAGTAATAGAGGTTTAATTTATAAAGGTGGTGAAGCAAATCCAGACGAATTAGAAAAAGATGAATTTTTACTAAGAGAAAAAGATTACAAATTTTTTATTGACGAAATATCAGCCGACAGAACAGAAGTTAGATTAGCAACTTTACCAATTAAAAGTGGAAGATACAATACAGAATTTAAAGGATTGGGTTCTGACGAAATCGTATTAGATTACAACAAAACACTACAAGATACTGGTGATAAAATATTTCAAATACCAAGTTTAGACTCAAACACTTTACCACAAAATATTATCGGTGGTGAATTAGTCATTAGAGATGCATATAAAGTTCCAGGACTAAACATTAATAAAGATACATTTGATGCTCTAGTAGGATTAAATGTAACAAACCCACGAACAAGTAATGTAAGTGCAGTTCCAGGACTAATGACTTATGGTGGAGCACTAAGACAACACTCATCAACCACATTTTCAATTTTAGATGCTGGACAAAATTCTAATGAAACTGAACACACACAAATTTACGGTGGTGATAACGATTATTATGCAAATACCAAAACTGAAAATTTTTATGGTAAAGGGAATGACAAAAGAGAAACTCGTGGTGGTTATACTTCACAAAATCTTCTACAATTAGCCCAATCAGATAACACAATTGGATTGAGAAATCTTTTATTTAAGAATTTAGGAACAGGAAAAAATCAAGATTTTAACTTTAGAGATATGGCCAAACTTTTTCGTGATGAAAAATTAGCAAACACAGATAAAAAATTTTATGACGGAGCCGCTTTAATCGGTTGGACATCATATATTACTTATGGTTTTCCATTGTGGATTCGTTGTAATGAACCAGAACTAAATAACTTTGTTTCCGGAGATGACCTAAAAACAACAATATCAGTTAGAGTTAGTGGTAGAAGTGTAACAAAAGACAGCTCAGGAAACACAGGAACTTATGGAGTTTATGAAATAAATGATATACCTTTTGGTGATGGTGGTTTTGATGTTAACAGTGGAGAAAATACTTTTATAAGAATTCCAAAACACCCAGAATATAAAATAAAAAAAGATTCTGGTGAACAAAATGATATACAAGGAGCCGTTTTTGATATGGAAATAGATTTCAATTTAGAGTATGAAGATGTTAAAAGAACTTATACAATCTTAAAACCTTCAGTATTTGCTGTTGTTCCAGATGATGATGGTAATAGAGTTCAAACTTTTATTCAGAAAGGATTTGAATAATGAGTATGTTTGAAATTCAATACGGCCCTAGATGGAGTAGTGAAAATGGACTTCAAAGTTTCAATGTTAGTGATACTAATAAGACAGCACAAATTAATGTAAAAGCAAATTGGAACGGACTTCCTGAAGGAGCATACTCACCAAATATAACCAATGTAAAATGGACTATAACAAGAGATGACGGAACATTATTACAATCCTATACACCAGTTGGAAGAACAAAAATTAAATTTAATTTGAGTCCAGAAAATGTTGGTAGTTATACTGCAGAAATAATGGTAAGGTATCAATACAAAATGGAAGGAGAAGATTTACCAATAGGAAGTGAGGTAATAAAAGAAACAGCATTTAAAATAACAACCGAAGGTGATGACGGAGATGATGGTAATGAAACTAGTTCTGGTGGAGATGATACTTTATCACTTCCATTTAAATCAATAATTACAGATGTTGATACATCAACAAACACAATTACTACACAAGACGATATAAAAAAAGATAATTTAGGTCTACCAGACGCAATAATAAAAACCGTAACAGAAACAAAAGAAACTACAAATTATGCAATAAAATATGGAGCCGTAGATTATCAAAATTTAAATGTATTGTTAAATGCTGGTGGAGTAAAAAACATAATCACCAATACAGACATTGATGTTGAAAACACACCAATAGACCCGTATTCAGTAGTGTTGAAATTATACGAACCATTATCAAACGATATTGGAGTAAAAAATAAAGTTAGTGTTGTTAAAGAAATGGCAGAACCTATTCGTGAAACTATACGATTAGCTCCATTTAACGATGCAGATTTAGGTGATAGATTTTTATATGAAGCCGATGAGAAGTCAGTAGATTACATAAATAATTTAAGAACAAGACAATTAAGATTAACAGATACTTTAACTTCTGATAATTTTATTTCTAGTTCTTTAATAGATAATGTGTTGAGTGGTAGTGTTTCTGCAGAAGTAAATGTAGATTATAATGATTATAAAAACTTTTCTATATTTGGTTCAGCTGAAAAAAGATTACAAAACTTTAGAACTAAATTATTAGATTATGAATTTTATTCTAAAGAAAGTGGTTCATTAGCTGCAAAAGCGGCTTCAACATCTTCGGTATTCACTTCTGAAATTGTTAAGAACGAAGAATTTAAAAGAAACATAACTTCTAACTTTGACCATTATGAAAAGTATTTGTTTTATGAAAGTTCATCATACGCAACTTCATCATTTGGATTAGAATTTGATACAAGTTGGCCAAAAGAAAACTCAACAAAACCACATAATGTATTAAGTGTATCCGCTTCAGCCGCTATAACTTGGTATAATAATAATGTAACTTCTGCTTCATTATACGACCAGAATAATCCTAATCGTTTAATCAATTTAATTCCAGAACATATCAAAAGAGATTCTGAAAATCAACCATTTTTAGATTTCTTAGATATGGTAGGACATTATTATGATAATATCTGGATTCACATAAAAGCAATGACTGATACATATGATAGACGAGAAAAATTAACTGAAGGATTATCAAAAGATTTAGTTTGGACAATATCAAATGCATTTGGTTGGAAACAACCATCAGGAACAGAAATAGTAGAATTACATAGATTAATAACTGGACAATATTTAAGTGGTTCTTTTGGTTCAGAAGAATATAAAGAATATTCAGAAACATCAGGAAAAGAAATACAACAAGAAATATGGGGTAGGGTTCTTACAAGTATGCCTTATATTCTAAAAAATAAAGGAACAAAAGAGTCAATTCAAGCGTTAGTTAATGCTTATGGTATTCCACCAACAATTTTAAAAATTCGAGAATTTGGTGGAGCAGATAATAAAGATTATCAACCAACATTTGAAATTCAAAGAAAGTTTACTAAAGCACTAACTTTCCCAAGTTCACAACACATACACACAAAATGGACTGGTTCAAATGGTATTTTAAGAACACCAGATACTATTGAATTTAGATTTAGAGCTGCTAATAGTGGTAGTCAAGTATTGTTAGCTAAAGATGGTGATTTTGCAATAAGATTAAAAGAGGAAGGTTCAACAACTGATAACAAAGGTCGTGTTGAGTTTATAGTAAGTAGTTCAATTAGTGGTTCAACATTTGGAACAGCTAGTGTGTCTTCATCTCTATTCCCAGTTTACAACAACGAGTTTTGGTCGGTTGCAGTGTCGAGAGAAACAAGTAGTGGTTATGATACAACATCACAAATACACAGAACTGGTTCACTTGATGTAGACCAAAGTATAAAGTATAATTTATTTTTAAAACAATACGAATCTGGTGTAGGTAGAATATTATACGATTCTTCAACTACAATGACTTTAAGTGGTTCAACGACAGGAACAGGACATACTTCATCTTTACACAATGGACAATGGACATCAAGTGGTGATATATTCTTTGGTTCAACTGGTTCGTTTGGTGATTTAGGTGTGGAGTTTACAGGTTCTTTACAAGAATTACGATACTATAACTCACCACTAACAGAATCAGCATTCAATAACCACACAAGAGCTCCAAGTGCGATAAATGGTAATCACGCATCATCATCATTTACAGATTTAGTATTTAGATTAAGATTAGATGAAAACAGAAGTTTACAAACTAATTCAGACTTAATGAATATAGCACCTGATAAAACTTTTAGAGACACAGGAAGTTTTTACCAATCAGCAAGTGCTATAGGTTTTGGTAGTAGTAATGAATATGAAAATGTTGAACAAGAAGAAAAAGCATTAACGCCAAATCTTGGATTAAGTAAAAGAAGTAATTCAAAAATTAGAATAGAACAAAATTATGTCCCAACTGGTTCAGATGGTTTGATTAATTTAAGTTTTGATGAAAGTGTTGAAAAAGGTGAATTAGATACAATGCCAAAAGACTCAAATAGACTTGGTGTTTTCTTCTCACCAACAGATGTAGTTAATCAAGATATCATTGAGTCAATAGCAGATTTAGATATTGAACAAGAAATCGGAGACCCACGAGATGAAAAAGAATTCTTTTATAGGGGATTAAGAACTTTAGCAGAATCTTATTTCCAAAAATACACAGGAACAAATAGTTTCTGGGATTATATGAGATTAATCAAATATTATGACCAAGCTATATTTGAACAAATTAAAAAAGTTACACCGGCTAGAGCCAAAACAACTTATGGTTTATTAGTTGAACCTACAATTTTAGAAAGGTCAAAAAATATAATTTTAAAAGATGAATCATTTGAAAACCTACACAGAGAAGGTGAGATAAATGTAGGACTATTGGAAGCAACACAATCAGCCAATAGACCAGTTATGTCAGTAACTTCATCAAGACTTGACTACGAAGGAACAATATCAGAAAGTTTCGCATACGAACCTTCCACTTATTTATTAAAAAGTGCTTCATTATCATCTTCATTAGGATTTACAGAAAGAAGATATTTAGAAGCCGAAGTTGAGTATGGTTCTAGGTTGTATATGTCTTCAAGTAGAGTAACTTATACACCACAACTTTCAAGTAGTAGAGTTTATTCACCAGATATATTCTTTACAGAAGCAGTTTCAACATTTGTATCAAGTTCAAGAGAACATCCTACATTAGAAGAAATAGAAATACATTATACAACTGGTTCATCACTTGGATATTTATCACCAAGATTAGTTGACCAAGCTCATTATTCAAGTTCAAACTTTATAGCGTATTCTTCATCATTGAAAGCCGCTAGAGTTCAAAGACCTACTGATTATATTAGTGGTTTAAAACGAGGATATCAAGGAACAAAGAATACAAGAAAAACAACAACAGATGGAAAATTACCATTTATAGTAAAATCATCACCACAAACAGCAGTGGTATCAACAAAAGGTAGTCAAGATACAGGTGCTGGAACCGGTGGTAAAAGATTAGAAGTTAGAAAAGTTGGTAGTTAGAAATTAATTTAATTAAAAATTTTATTTTCATATATTTATAGATGACACCGAAAAGTTTCACAAAATGAAAATTCAAAAACAAAACACAATAGGAGTATTTTAATGGGAGTTTTAGATAACACATCCGTAACAGTAGACGCTATTTTAACAAAAAAAGGTCGTGAAAAATTAGCAAAAGGTGAAGGACAATTCAGAATAACAAAATTTGCATTGGGAGATGATGAAATAGATTATAATCTATATGATGTCACACACCCAAATGGTTCTAATTTTTATGGTGAAGCAATAGAAAATATGAATTTATTAGAGGCAGTTCCAGACCAGAATTTATCACTAAGATTTAAACTAACAGATGTATCTGGTAATACTGGTGGTGGTGGTACTACGACAGCAAATGTTATGTCCTTAGCACCAGAAAATACAACTCTTGATGACCAAAGAACATCAGTTAGTATTACACCTACAATAACAGGATATGATGGAACTTATAGTTATTCAATTGAAAGTACATCAGGAACAAGCATTGGACAATATCTACTATTTAGTATTAATCCAACATCAGGTGTTCTTCAAGTTGACAGAAAAAGAGCTCCAAATACAATAAAAAACTTTTCATTTAACATTGCGGAAGAAAACAGTGGAACAAGAGCAACCGCTAGAGTTACACTTCTAGGTGGTGGAATATTACAATAAGGAGATAATTAAATGGCATTCGTAACATTTGATATAGAAAACGACATCGTAACAGAAGAAGAAGTTAAATTAACTTCGGGAATTTGGTCTGAAGGAGCAGGAACATTAACAAGTTTCCATACATCATCAGTCCAATCATCTTCAAACGGACAATACTTTTTACAAGTTTATAATAAGGTAGTTTCTGATTCAACATCAGCTCCACAATTTGCAATTCTATATGGACACAAAGGTGGTAGTGGTTCACTAGGTAAACCTGGTGTAGTTGGTAGGAGAGAAACAGCAACTGTATATGGACAGATGTTAAATTTAACTCAACCACCTGAAACACAAGAATTTACTTTTGGTCAAGGAACATCAGGAGTTTCTCAACAAATTTATGCTTTATCATTTGATAGAGCTCGTTCAAGAGAAAAAGTTGACCCAGGAAATTGGGAATTACAACTAGCTGGTGGACAAGTAAATGCATCAAATAAAAAAACAATTAAACTTATTGACGATAGTTCTACGAATACAGATATAGTAAATGGTGCTGGAATAACAGAATACAACATTGTTTCTGGTTCTATTCAAGGTGGTTCAACAAGTATTCATAAAGCCGCTGCTTCTGAAGGAACAGATAGTGGTTCTTATGGTAAATTCTATCCAGACTTAGGTGTTCTTATTATAAACGCTACAAGATTACAAGTTAGTGATTTGGGAGCAGCTGATGACGACGCTGTTGGTAATGCAGGGCCAGGAAGGTCAGCATTATTTGAATTAGGTAGAACAGCTAATGGTAGTTCAACAGGTGGTAGTTATACAGGTTCAAACACATTGTTTAGTCCAGCTTCACATAGTTTACATAGAATGTTCCACGCTATTTCATCAGGTTCTTTATTCCAAGCTCGTAGAGAAGAAGAAGTAACTTCAACACATTACTTTTGTAGAGCTAT